AATGATCTGCAGCGTGTATGGTTGTCCATACCATATGTACAGTTGTGCGGCAGCATTGACAGACCAGATGTTAGTTCCGGTTGCGCGGTTGTACTGCCAATATGTCTGCACATCGTGCATAATGTTGCTGTAAGAGGCATTACCACTGAGGATGTTGTATCCCGGCGTTGTAATGCCGACATTGGTGATCCCGTACACAGCGTCACTAGCAGAAAGTGAACCAGTCACCGCTATGCCATTACCGGCGTTGATCTGCTGCGCGAACGCTGTTTGACCGTTGGCGCGGTTGATTGTGAATGGTATACCAAGAGAGTTGCCCGCATCGTCGTAGCGGTAGATGCCAAAATTACTACCGACGTTGCTGCCGCTCTCAGCGCTGCTGTCACCAAGAAACACTCCCCAACGTCCAGCGCCATTGGTCTGCCCCACAATCGCAGCATTTTGGCCGGAAGCTGTTTTGTTAACAGCAATGTATGGATTTAATTTGCTGACTGTTAAATCACCAGTCATCGTGTCGCCAGTCTTATCGACCTTACTCTGCACAGCGTTAGCAACGAATGCTGTGGTTGCTATAGTTGTATCGTTATCACCAGCACTAGGTGTTGGTGCTTTAGGATCACCAGTGAATGTTGGGCTGGCTATTGGAGCTTTGAGAGCATCTTGGGCATTAACATATGTTATGTCGGCTTTCAGTGCGTCCTGATTATCGACGTACGTCTTGATACTAGTCTGCAACGCAGCATCAGCAGCGGTGACGAATGCTGTAGTTGCTATACTAGTGTCGTTATCTCCTGCAGTTGGAGTAGGTGCAGTAGGATTGCCTGTGAGTGCTGGTGAAGCTAGTGGAGCCTTTGTGTCAATGTTTGCTTGTAGAGCAGCACCAGCACTATCAACGTACTCCTTGCGCGTGGCATGATTGGGTATAGTAGCTGGACTACTAAGCACAACTTGCACAAATGGTGGCGTGTCTGTAGGACCAACACCAATGTTGTCAGCAGCAGCTACAGGGTCGGCAACGTCGCTGAGGTTGTTAGTGCTCAGCATGTCGCCAGAGCCGCTACCTGACGTACCAGAGTTGCCTGTACGTGTGAATGCTACAGCGAGATTATCACCGTCAGCGAGCGCGCCGCCATGAGCGATGTACTTGACAGATACGGATTGCCAAGTGCCATTATCAACGACAGGGCCATTAACATCAAACACTAAGAAGTTCTCAGGTGAGGCAGCATTGCGCACGTAGATGCTGCCACGCGATGTTAGGTTAGTACTATCATCCCAAGTGATAACCCAACCTGACACATTAGGATTGCCAAAGTCAGCACTCTGTGCACTTAGCATCAACTGCGTGATGTTAATGAGAGTAGCATTGTTGAAGCGTACTTCACCCATGCCGGGGTCGGCTGCAACTGTAGAAGCGTCGAAATTCCACCTGAATGCACTCTGCGCAGTCACAGCTAAGCTAGCCGCTTGCTCCGCTTCATCAGCACTAGCTGCTGCCTCTGCCGCACTAGCTGCAGCAGCAGCGGCGCTATTAGCTGCATTCGTTGCTGCAGCTTCAGCGTCTAGTACTACATTGGTAGCATCGAAGACAGTTTCCCAAAAGGCGTCGTCGGGAGGGAAGGTAGTGCTAGATGTATGTGATACAACGCACAGGTGATAGTGATATTCACCAGTTACAACTATATCACCTAACGCGTACACAGCACCAGCTAGCCAATCACCTCTAAACAGAGGCACACCTAGTATCTGTATAGTCCAATAACTAGGATTAGCTAAACGGTCTGCAGCGAATGTGCCAGTAGCAGCACTCGTATGAGTTACAAGGCATCTATACAGTTGTGATGTTTCGGCTTCAAATACTCTATCGCCTACTACATACTGAATAGAGTTCTGCCACTCACCGCGTACAGGTGGAGTGCCTAGTTGTAAGAACATTGCATCGACTTGCGACCAGTTAGCATACTCAAGCGTATGCCAACGTGGCGTGTCGAAGTTTACGAGTTTGAAGTTGTAGTTAGGAGTATAACCGCGTATATTAGCAACCATTTACATCACCCCTCTGACGAGCGGCGATGAAGCCAATATCTCTCTCTTTGTGTATAAGTAAGACATAGCACATTTTGCCTTATATGTCAACCCCTTACATAGTACAATCTACTAGCCGCGCACTACACTTCCTTTCTGATACAGGAAGCTGTAAGCGCTGATTGAGAGTGATTGTGTACTCTCTCCGCTTGTACGTACTTTAAGCAGTTTGCACTTAACTGGCATCTGCCATAGCTTCTGTTCACGTGTTCTACGTCCTGCGCCGTATACTTGTTGACCTGCACCATACGCGCCAGCTTCATTAGGCACGAAGGTGATAGAGCGTGCAGGAGTTAGTTGTCCTGTCGCTGCATCTCTGTATATGTTGTCAGAGAACAACTCGACTGTGAATTGTGCTTGGCCGTTAGCATCGGCATGTACGAAGCGCAGTGCCTTGGTATGTTGTCTAGCACCGAAATCACTCCACGGCAGTTCCCACGTGAAGCTGATAGGTTCACCTTTGTATTCTTCCCAACTATCAGGTTCTAGCTCACGAGCAGTTTGGAAGTCTGCTGCTGTTGTTGTTACATCTGCTAGACACTTGTACACTAGCCCATCATGGCTATCGAACACACGATCTTTGGTGTGATATGTCTGCCCACTTGTCCACGAAACGAAATCGTACATGCCATACCAGTCAGCGTACACAGGGTTCTCAGGTGAACCATAGCGCATCATGTAGCCGTCAGGTGTGAACAAGAATGCGCGACCTTCCAACGTGCCGCAGCCGCAGTTGAAGCGCAGATACTCCTTAGTCTTGAAGCGCGACCATGCAAACAGCTTCAACTGTGGTACGTAGTGGTAGATGTAGCCAATGGAGCCGTCGATGACTGGTTGCACAGTGACAATGTTGCCGCCGCCACTTGTGTTAGTACTCGTCGTCGTTGGTAATTGTGCATCTATCTCTATGAGTAAGTAGTTCTCACTCAACACTCCTAGGACTTTGCGTGTGCCGTTGATTTGTTCTGGCAAGATTGTGCTAAACCCTGTAGCACCTGCTATAACTACAAAGTCACCCTGCTCCAACAAGTGCGCATCGTGGCGCAGTATTAGCGAGTGCTGTGTGAATGGATGGCTAGCCATGTCTAAGTCGAAGTAGAACGGATCATCTGTCAACTTGCGTACATCTTGTGTGTCGAACTTAGGCAAGTAGAAGTGCACTGTTTTATTCTTGCCATCGTAGAAGCCAAACGCCTTCAAGCGCATAGTGTCTTTACGCATACGCCCAATGTGTCTGCTCAACATCGTTTCGACATAGTTGCTCACACGTTCAGGTACAACTGCGTTGCTGAGTGCAGACAACTTAGCACTAGGCACACCGTTGAAGTCCAACATGAACACATCGCTGCCTATCTCTACTATCGAACGAGGTGCATTGGAGCCGAAGCCGTTTAAGGTGTCGATGGGTTGTGGATCGTGCTGACCTGCATCGTTGTACAGACCGAGCTTCATCATAGTTGTCGAGTTAGGAGAGATGACCAGTAGTGCGTCTTTGATCGTAGCAAACCCACGCACTGTTTGCTCTGGACTAGCAGCAATCTTAGACATATCAATGTCAACAGCGTCGTTAGGATTAGGTGCATCGCTGTAGACCATCGAAGTATCCTTGGCCGCTATGCGTATCTCTGTTGTGTGTGTTGGATACTGTGATGGGTCGGTGTCGTGTACAGTGAAGAACCTGAATGCTGACTTGCAAGCGTCGAATGCGGGCACCTTGTCATTACTAAACGAGTTGCCGGGGTCTACTAGGTACAACACCCACTGCGTTGTATCTGTACGTGTGAAGTCTATACTCAGTGGCTTATCGTGTCCGTTGCTACAGATCAACTCTTTGCCGAATATGTCAAGTGCAACGAAGTCAGTATAACTCCAACCAATAGGTGCACCGGGGAGCGCTGCAGCTACCTTCTGGCTCCATATACGTTGTATAGTCTTTGTGCGGTCGATTGTTAATATCTCACCAGCACTGGTCCACAGTAGTACGAAATTAGCGAAGTAGCGACATTCAACAGGCTCACCGCCTAGTGCATGTGTATCACGTGTCCAGTGCAGCGGGAATGCACTGCTAACACCCGTAGCTGTTGCTTTACCACTTACAACTATCTCAAACGTGTTAGCATCTACTACACGACGAATGCCATGAGTTCTGTTAAGCATCTCAGCAGTGATGCCATTGAAGCTGCCACCTATGCCCACAATGGTAATGTGATCGCCAGCTACAAAAGGATGCGCAGTGAATAGAACAGAAACAAT